TCCATAATTTATGTAAAGGGTGTTTAGATAACCCATGTTTATAACTCATAATCGCAATTTCTTGAATGCTTCTATCCATCTAGAACTTTCTTTTATTCCTAATAAAATATTTTTAACTTGTCCCATTTTCTTTTCAAAATCCCAAGTATTAATTTCGAAAACAGGAATACCCATTGTTTTATGATAAATCATATTTCTTTTTATCACTGTCTCAATTAAACCATCCATCATCTTTTGAAAATCCCAATTAACAATTCTATATTTATCATCCTCAATAATTATATCATCAGTAAATCTTAAGAAAATAACAATATCTCCTAATTCTAATGAAATTCTACACCCTCGGGCATATTTACCACATTGATCTTGAGTGAATAAAAATCCCCCCTGATTCATAAAATATATATAATTATCAAATGGACTACGATCTGTTACAAATTCCGGTTCTCCTTTTAAACTATTTCTTCTATCATATAAAACATCCCATTGATATTTTATACAAGTTTGCTTATCACTAATAGATTTCCTAATTGCATCCCGGTGATCTATAAATCCATAACGAGGCCATAATTTTTTAGCTGAAGTAGAAATAAAAGGCACATTAAATACTTTTGAAATCTCTTTTGCTAAAGTTGTTTTACCTACCCCAGAAGCCCCTGAGATAAATATTCTTTTATATTTAAGATTTTTTACCATAATGAATTAAGTTTTTTAAAAGTATTTATAAATTGAGGTTTTAAAAATGAATTCATTTCATAAGTATTACAAAATAATTTGAACACTTTTAAATCAAGCAAAACAGGAAAAATATTCAACCAAGGAATTTTTTTCTTTATCATAAACATTATATAAAAATATTTAAGATCTATTAATTTCCTATTTACATAATAAATATCCTTTAATTTTTCTTTATCTATTCTCCCAAATTCAATATCAGAATTTAAAAATGGTACTATTCCTTCGAATTCATTCAAAAATTTTTCTGCTTTTTTAGGACCTATCCCAGAATAACCTCCTATATTATCAGATTTATCCCCCACTAAACAAAGATAATCTACACATTGCTCAGGATTATATCCAACAATATCTTTTAAATTATTTTGATCCAATAATTTATTTTTACTTACATTATAAACAGTTATTTTTTTATCAATAAGTTGATTAAAATCTTTATCTGATGAAATTATTAAAGTATCCCAGTCTTTTTTAGAATACCTCCGAGAAATCATAGCAATTAAATCATCTGCCTCTACCCCCTTAGCTCGGGCTACTTTTATACCAAGAGATATAAGAATATTTATTACTTTCTCTTTTTGCTCATGAAAATCCTGAGGATCAAAACCCAATCTCTTTTCTCGTTTTTTATAATCAGGTCTTAGCTCGGACCGGAACTTACTCCTACCCCCATCAAATACTAATATCACTTCAGTAGGACTAAATTTACGAATCAAACTTTCAAGAATATAAGGCACCCCATATATTATAGCAGTTTTAACTCCATCTAAAGTTTTTAAATTTGAAAACTTAAAATAAGCTCTATAGGCTAAATGATTCCCATCAAATATTACTAATTTATTCGGAAGCATCATTTGATTCTCTTTGTGATTCTTCTTGAAGTTTTTTAATTATAACTGGATATCTATTAATTCCTTCTTCTTGAAGTCTTTCAATTTTCTTTTTAGTCCTAGATAAAGTATTCACTTTAGATTTTCTTAATAAACGCTTTCTTAATTCCCCATCATTTTCTAATAACTCTTGAAAATTATCTCTACCATCTGCAATAACTTTATCCTTATAATAAAAAATAGAACCCTTCTTTTTTCTTTTTACTACTCCTGTTTTCTCAAATAATTGAACTAAATTACTATATCTAGAAAATCCTACTTCACCGTATTCAGCATTAAAATAAATCTCAGTAGTAAAAGTAGGTCTAGGCGGAGCAACTTTACTCTTCTTCATACGAATAGATACTTCATTTCCAAGCCAAATCTTATTTTCTAATTTACCCTCTGTAATCTGCTTCTTTTGAAAAAATGCCATTCTTTGATGAGCAAAGAATTTCATAGCATCTCCGCAAGGAGTAGTATCTGGATCTTCAAATATAGTAGCTCCAACTTTCTTTCTAAGTTGATTTATAAAAATTAATATAATTCCAAGATCTGCAAATAATTGACTACGTATTCTAAGGTATTTATATAAAGCTTTAGCCCGATTACCCATTTCAGCTTTTGCATCTGTCTGCATTGAATTAATATTTTCCTCACAATCAAGAGCAGCAATTGAATCTGTAACTATTACTATAGGTTCATTTCCTTTTAATCTTGATCTCCAAGTAACGGATATATCAGCAGCCCAATCAGATATTTTTTCAATAGAAGTTTCGTTATAAACAAAAGTTTTATCTAAATCTAACCCATTTTGTTGAGCCCAATAAGGATCAAATGCTTGTTCTGCATCATTCCAATGAAGAACTCCCCCAAGATATTGAGCAGAATGACCAAAGTCTTTTGCTACTAAAGATTTACCCGAAGATTCTCCCCCAAATATTTCAAGAGTTTTTCCATAAGGAATTCCCCCTCCCATAGTATAATTCAAATAAATACTACGAGAAGGTAACCAAAGAGTATCTTCAGGTAATATAAAAATCTCACTCGCTAATTCTACCCCCTGATATTTTTTACTAATCTGTGAATCAGTAAGAATTGAACCAACTTTCTTTTTAATTTTTTTCCTAGCCATCAAAACGGAAGATCACCATTATTATTTAAGTTTTTTTTTAATTTCTTTTTCCCTAATTTTTTCTTTTTAGGTTTTTCATCTTCCTCTTCATCTAATCCCAAAAAATCATTAAGATATTCTCCAGTTTGTTCATAACTAGGAATAACCTTTTTAACTTCTTCATCCAAATTGAAAATTTTATTTCTAAATTTTCGAGGAGCCTGAGTATTTTTACAAGGTTTAATACTATATACAGTATCAGTTTTACCTGAACCTTCACGAGAATACTTTAAATCATATCCTTCTTCGGGATCTGTCATATCCCCCCATTCATTTACATCCAAAAACAAATCCAAAATATCTTGGTATGCTTTTGCGCCTAATAAAATTAATTTAGGACTATTACCCTCATCTAACTCTTTTCCTTTTTCATCCTTATAAAGAGCACAAAGAGTAAGATATTTTCTTCTTGGAATAAATTTCTTAGCAATCGCTTTTTCTTCATCATCTCCCTCCTTTAATTCATTATAACCTTCCATAATTTTACAAGGTTGATCATAAGTAGCAGGTGATATAATTCCCTTAATATCTCCTCCTAAATAGAATTGAATCACCTCTTTTACAAATTCTTCTTCCTCTCCCATATTAAGTAATCTAATCCGAAGAGTTGTATCAGGTTTTATAAAAATAATATCCCCTGCAGAAAGTCTAGCTTTAAGCTCTTCTTTCCTTTTTTTAATTTTTTCTGTTAATTTTTCTTTTGCCATAACTTAATGATTTTTAAATTTAATTTTCTTTTCTAATATTAGCAGAAAGAGTTTGTATCAGATTTGATCGTTGTTCAAATGATTTGGTACAAATCTCTATAATATTTGCTTTCTCTTCTGCATCATGGTATTCCTTTATTTTATTCTGGTATTCAGAATTTTTAGTTGCTCTGTACTGAGCAGTTTCTTTTGGGTAAAGTCTTTGTGTTTCGGGGTCAATCTGTTTTTTAAATCTAACATATAATTTAGCATAAATTTTTTCCATCTCAACCTTTTTATCCTTAGCAATTCTAAAAAGTTTTTTATGAAGCATCCCAAGAAAACCATAAATTGAAGGTTGAATTTTAATTTCATAATTTATTTTATTCTCATCTATTTTAGTTTCTTCAAATAGATTAAAATGAAATTTCTCATTCCCATACCTTATAGATATATTCATTAAATCTGACACTTGAGCATATTTCTCTAATCTTTTCATCTTTCTTATTTATTATATATAAATAGTATCTCAAGCTATAGATTTTACATAGTCTTTACTTTTATTATACCTATACAAATCACACCAATTTTTCCCTATTTCAAAATCAACTTTCATTTCAATTCCCTTTATTTTAAAATTAAACCATTCTTTAGTTTCAGGATTTATACAAATTTTATTAAGTATTTGAATTACTTGATGGATATTTTCAGGTTTTACATAATACAATAATGAATCATGAACAGTTCCTACTTGAGGAAAATCTTTCGGTAAAGTTTCCTGCCGTTTAGCTTCATAAATAAGTATTGAAGAAAAAAGTGCAAGATATGAAGCAGGCCCTTGAATAGGAGCATTTACTGCCTGCCTAAGAGCATGCGATTTTTTAATCCAATTATTAGAATATACATCAGGTAATCTTCTTTTCCCTCCAAATAAATTATAAACATACCCATGCTTTTCAGCAAATTTATGTTGTTTATTTAAAAATCTTTTTACTTTAGGAAAAAGATCAAACCATTCATCTAAAAATTTCTTTGCTTGTTCTATTGTAATATTTATCCCTTGTTCTTGTAATTTATCTTTTAACCCTTTAGGGGATTGCTCATACACTATTCCAAAATTAGTAGTCTTAGCCTGTTTACGTCTTTTTTTCCATTTCTTAAATTGAGAATGTTCTTCATTATTATATATTTTTAATATCCTATCATAATCTTCACCATATTTTTTACAAGCTATTGCTAAATGTATATCTTTACCTGAATTAAACCATTCAATCATTGTTTCCTCTTTTGCTAAAAACGCAAGCACCCGAAGTTCAACTTGTGAATAATCAATTTGTAATAAAAGATACCCAGGTGGAGCAACAACCATTTTCTTAATATCCGAAGATGTTGTATCTCTTGGTATGTTTTGTAAATTAGGATCACGACTT